AAGCAACACCAACTTATCAAGCTGAAAATTTAAATCAGTTTGCAAGAGACATAAATAATATAGTACAAAAACTAAATACAACATATCCACAGGATATTAAGGATGATTCGGAGGCTACTGCCTTTTTTTTAAATAGTTAATGTCAAAAAAAAAGAAAACTCAATTTGGCACACCTTGGTATGAAAGAGCTAAACCTAAGAAAAGACCTGGTAGACATAAGAAAAACCTTTCAAAATCTGAGAAAAGAGACTATAAACCTTACAACCGTCAGGGTAGATAATGGCTAATAAATTTATTAATAAACAATTTAATCTTACTACTACTAATGCTGTTGCAGTCTACACGGTGCCAGCGGAGACTGTTGCTATGATAAAAAGTATTCAAGCTTTTAATTCAAGTGCTGGATCAGTCAGTGTATCTGCTTCAATTACTGACAACTCAGCAAGTGCTACTTTTAATTTTTCTAGAAGAACAATGCCTACAGTTACAACCACAGATGTAGTAACTGGTATAAAAGTATTTGAAGAAAGTGATGTTTTAAATTTAACAGCTAGTCACTCTAATGTAATTTCTGGGACGGTTGCAATATTAGAACAGGATAGAAACTAATGGTTGAGTATGTTATTGTAAACGGTGAAAAGGTTCCTAAAATAAAGTGTGATTCTGTGACTACACTTAAAAATAAAAAAACAGGCAAAATATATCAATCAGAGGAAGAAATAAAAAAAGAAGGAGTGGATTCAAAAGACATTCAAAGAGATGTGAAAATAATTATTCCAGAGGGCTTTGATGTTTTTGGTAAAGAACCTTTAAAATGAAAGACCCCAAAGTAGGAACTGGAAAAAAACCAAAAGGATCTGGTAGAAGATTATACACAGATGAAAACCCTAAAGACACTGTGGGTATAAAATTTAAAACTCCTGCAGATGCTTCAAGAACCGTATCAAAAGTTAAAAAAATAAGTAAACCATATGCTAGAAAAATACAGATATTAACAGTTGGTGAGCAAAGAGCTAAGGTTATGGGTAAAAACAAAGTTGCATCAATATTTAAAAAAGGTAAAACGTCTATAAGGAAAAAACATGGAAAGGTATAATGGAAGCTAAAGGTGGAACAGAGCTACAGTTTGAAGAGTTAAGAAAAAGAATAGATTCTTCTTATTTTAAGAAATTTCAAATAACAACATCAGTACCAGAAAAAGAACCAATAGATCCAGATAAGATAAGTATATTATGGATGAAGAATTCTTATGATCAACCTAACATAGCACCTTGGTTTAAAGAAAAAGAAAATCATAGAAAGTATGACTGGTACGTATTTAATTCTCATTGGACTTATGAAAAATTTAGATATGCCTTTGGATTGCCTACTCACAAATGTTGCGTAATAAAAAATGCGTTACCTGATATTGATTGGAAGCCAAGACCTACCTGGAAAAAAGGTGATAAAATAAAATTAATACATACATCAACACCATGGCGTGGTTTAAATGTATTACTTGGAGCTATGGAACTTATTAAAAGAGATGACATAGAATTAGATGTGTATAGCTCAACTAAAATATATGGTGATGAATTTGATAAACAAAACAAAGATCAATTTCAACCTATGTATGATAAAATGAATAGTTTACCTAATGTAAATAACATAGGATACAAACCAAATATTGAAGTTATAGAAGCTATGCAAAGCACTCATATATTTGCTTACCCTTCAATTTGGGAAGAGACATTTTGTATTTCAGCAATAGAAGCAATGGCAGCTGGTAATATGGCTATTGTTACTAACTTTGGTGCACTTTATGAGACATGCACAGAGTATGCACATTATGTAAATTACGAAACAAATATGTATACCTTAGCAAAAAAATTTAAAGCAGTGATAGAGTTTGTTGCAGACAACTATCATGAGCCAGCGTTACACGACAGATTAAAAGATCAGGTAAAATTTTATAAAACTTTTTACAATTGGGATATGCGAGCCAAAGAATGGGTAAGTCTATTTGATCAACTACTAAAAATAAAAGGGATGGTATGACATACAAAATAGACGAAAGCAGTATAATAAATGAAAAAAATATATTTGGTCAAAATACAAATAAAGGTAATGATGTATTAAATTGGACAGAAGAGGATCCAAAACAAATAAAATTATTTTTTACATCTCCTTGCCATGGAGGTGTAGATATTCATTACATGAGAGCAACTCTTGAAATGCAAGCGATGTTACAGAGACACAAAATACCAGTTACATTTCATTTAATACAATCTTCAATAGTTACTCAAGGTCGTAATTTATGCACATCAGCTTTTTTAAAATCTAATTGTACTCATATGTTGTTTGTAGATACAGATGTAGAGTTTGACGAAACATCTTTATTGACTATGCTTAAAGCTGACAAGGATATTGTTTTAACTCCTTATCCTATGAAAGTAATAGATTGGGATAAAGCAAAAAACATTAGTGAAAAATCAGGAAGACATATAAGCAAGTGTGGTTACTATTATCCAATGGCATTCATAGATGCAGAAAATATAGATTGTAAAGATGGAATAACAGAAATTAAAAGAGGACCTGCTGGATTTATGTTAATAAAAAGAAACGTATTTGTTAAAATGGCTGAAGCTTATCCTCATCTTAAGATTAAACAACAAACTATGTTGAACCAACAAATGAGAGAAACAGAGCATTTTTGGAACTTTTGGGACACTGATTTTAACTCAGAAAAAGGAACCTTTATGGGCGAGGACTTTGCCTTCTGTAAAAAATGGACAGACATTGGAGGTAAGATCTATGCCAATGTAGACGCTTATATAACCCACCACGGAGACTATAGTTATCGTGGAAGGTTTATTGACGAAGGAGCAAAAATTAAGTAAATTGGTGGGAATAAAGTTTTTACAGGAGAAATATGCATCCACTTTTAATGTCAGCTCTTATATCTGGAGGTATTAATGCCTTACAAGGTAAAAGAGGCTCAAACCTATTAAAATCTACAGTTAAAGATACCCTAATGTCAGCAGCATTGATGGGCGGTACTAATTTAGCAATGGGACAACCAGCTAATCCTTTTGCAAAAGATTTTGCATTTATGGGTGTAAATCAACCAGTGGTAGATAGCCCTGTTACAAAAGCAGGAATCATGGAGCAAATGCAAACAATGCCTATTGGTGCTAGTGAGCTTCCATCAAAGACTCCCTCGTTTTCCGAATCAATAACAAGTTTTACAGATGTTTTCAAAGATAAACCAGGTGGAAAATATGATGCAGGTAAAGTAGCTATAGGCGCTGGTGGTGCAGCTCTTGCAGGTTTGGGTCTTGGAGCATTTGATCCGACGCCACCTGAAAAACCTAAGATACCAGGATACAATAAATTTTATGCAGCTGACCCAAGCATGTTCATGCCTTATGACGATCCAGATATTGCTCCAATTGATTATGGCAAATATCCAGAGGAACCATACAGCAACATGAATCAAGGTGGTATTGCATCTTTTGATAACGGCGG